GGCGCATCGAGGCCGGGAATTGCTTCATCGGGCCGGATTCGCAGCGGAACCGCATGCGCTCGCCGTCCTCCGAGAACACCTCCTGGGCGATCTCGAAGAGGCGCGCGTCGAGGAGGTCCTGTGCATACCAGCGGGCGCTGTGCTGCGTCGCCGAGGTCGCCCGCCAGAACGGCAGGCCGTAGGAATCCCGCCGATGCCACGAGCCCGAGGATACGTTGTATTCCCAGGTCCAATCGGGCGTCGAGATCGAGAACACGGCTTGGTTCTCGAAGGTGTAGACCTGGGCGACGATGGCCTCGGGGAGATCGCGATAGCCGTAGATGTCGAAGCTCACGTCGTCGTTCGAAATGATCTTGGGCGTCATGCCCTCCATACTGCGAACGGTGTAGTCCATCGCCACGAAGTAGAGCCCGCGCTCCCATTCGTTGGAGCCCCCGGCAACCGCCCACTTCCCCAAAAGACCTACGTCGAGCGCCGTCTGGCGCGTGAACGGCATCGGCAGGGTCGCCACGTCGACCCAGGCCTCGATGGACTTGTCGGAGAACAAAAAAAGAACGTTCTGCATGCCTTTGGCACGCATGAGGATGTCGGCCGTGTATTCGGTCTTGCCGAAGCTGCCGTCTGGAATATCCGGGTTCTGGAGGTCGCTGACCTCGAAGTAGCCGGAGGCCTTGGGAAAGACGAAGTAGCCGGAAAAGTACTCAACCGAATTCGGCTGACCGTGCAGGTTCAGGTTGCCGGCCGGGTCGGGATAGGCGGCGACCGTGTTTGTCTCGACGTCGACGAGGTAGGTCGCGAGATCGGTGACGATCACCACGTTCGGCCAGCCGTCGCGCATGTTGTGGGCCATCGTCACCCGGTCGATGCCCGGTAACGCCCCCGTGACCGGCAAATCGGTGCCCGAGGGGCCGATCATGCGCAGCTCCTCGTCCCACACATGGTAGAGCCGGCCGGGGATCGAGTGCATGCCGCGCGCAAATCGCGCCGTCGTGTCGGGCAGGGTGAGCCGCCTCACGAGCCCGGGCGTGCGCCGGATCTCGACCAAGTCGCCGATCTTGACCGCATAGCTGTTGATGAGGTCACCCTGCCCGTCCCCCGGCCGGCGACCGGGAAGGGCAGAGGTCGGCCAAGGGATCTGGACGGGAGGCATGTCCTAAAAGTACTCCCCTCTCATGTGGACGTAGGTCGGCCCGCGCGCCCGTTGGAATCGCAGCGCCTGATCGGCGAGCCCGGCGTTCTCCTTGACGGTCGCCAATTCCGTGTCAGCGAGCCCAAACACCTGCGCATATTCGCCCGCGAGGTAGGCGGCCAGCTCGCTCACCGCCTCGTCGGGCACATAGGTGTCGACGTCGTCGACGCTGTAGATGCGCGCCTTCGCCATCGCCTGGAGCTTGAACTCGAGACTTTCGTCTACGACCCGATAGTCCTCGGGCGGGAGATCTTGGCCCGTGGCATAAACCCCAAGCTCCTTGAGGATCTCCCGCACGAGGTAGGCGCGCGTCGCCATGCTTTACTCCTGGGGACGACGGCGCGGCGGTACCGGGTTCTCAAGCTGCGGCTTGTCAGGCGCTTTGTAGTCCTCCTCGGCCTTCTTGGCCTTGGTGGCCTTCTCGTTCTCCGCAGCCTGGGCCTTGGGGACGCCGTTGTCGTCGAGGCTCTCGACGAACTTATCGGCCGCCTCGTCGCCCTCGGTCTTGCGCAGGCGCGCCTCTTCGTTCACCGCCCAGGCGGCCTGATCCTCGTTGGGGGCCAACCCTTCGCCCTCTTCCTTGGACTTGTGGTCGGGCCCGCCGTCGACCTTGAAATACGGGTTGTTGGCGAGCTTCTTGAGGATCGGCCCGGCCTTGTCCTTACCGAGCTTCTCTTCGAGGTTCACCGCCTGCCCTTCCTTGAGCAGGACACCGGCCACGGTCGTCATTTTCGCGCCCTTGTCGGGGTTGGTGTAGGTGACGTTCGGGCCGAGCTTCTTGGGTTCGTCTGCCATCTCAACACTCCTATTCGCTGTCCGCGTCCGTTCCATCATCCCAATCGTCGAGGCCGACATCGATGAACGTGTCAGGCCCCATCGGATCAATCGCGGTGGATGTAGAACGGGATGACGAGGCTCATCACGCCCGCAGCCGGCACGGCAGCCTCGGCGAGGATGTAGACCGGCGTGTCTTCGGTGAGCGGCGCAGCGGCGAGTGTCCCTGGCGCGAGAGGACCCTTATAGCCTCCCGTCTGCGGCGCAATGGTCGCCGTGGCGAGGATGCCCTCGGGGACGGTCTTGGAGCCGATCTTGAGCGTCACGGCCGCCGTGAAGCCGGTCGAGATGAAGCCGAAGGGCGGGGCGATCACTGAGCCCCTGGGCAGCGTGCCGACGTGGAAGGCGACGTCCCTGGTGAGCACGACGCCCGAGCGCGACGGCTGGCCGTAGACGTTCTGCGCCGCCGGCACCTGATTGACGTTGATCGCGATGCCGTGGAGCCCGTTCATGTTCGGGAATCCGCGCCAGGGCTTCAGAACCTTTGGATAGGTAGCCATTCTCTTCTCCCGTTATGGGTCCTCTTGCTTGGATGGGCCTTTTTCCGCCGTGCCCAGGGCTACGCAAACGCCCCTGCTAGGTGTCAGGCGGTGCGGCCACGAAGATCGTCACGAGGCCCCACTGGACGAGCGCCGTGGTCGAGGATTCCGGGTCACGCTTCTTGAAAACCTTGCCGACGCCCCACACGGCCTCGACGCCGCGACCGATGAGGAATCCATAATCGTCCTCCCGCCTTTCGGTCGGCTTGGGCATCTGGCCCCAGCCGAGCGCCACAGCGTTCTGGCCGCACAGGAAGATCGGCTGCACGGCGACCGTCGAGGCGATGGTGTAGAAGTCCGAGATCTCAGGGATTTCACGTATAATTATGCCACGATATAACAAATCGCCGTCTTGGAAGAGCGGGTTGTCGTCCATCCCCCGACCCTCCCTAGGCCGGGCGTTCGTGTTGGCGTCGACGATGGCCGGATCGGCCGCCAGATCGCGAAACGTCTCTGCGCCGCAGAAGGCCACAAAGTATTCGCGCCCCTCGTTTTCCGAGTCCTTGTAAGGGGTGATCCCCGGATTCGCCGACCGGGCAATGCGCTTGGCCAGGAGCAGGATCTTCGCCGAGGCCTTGTCGTCGGTGTTGTCGAGCCCAGCGAGCGAGGCGGCGTGCGTACCGAGAAGGCCGGCCTTTGTCGCCCCGAACAGGATGCGGTCGGCGTTGGCCGCCTGCCACGCATCCTTCTCGGCCGCCGTCGCCTCGTTGTAGAGGATGCCGTTGACCCTCTGGCCCGAGGTTGCTTCGTTTCCCAGGTTCACCGGGGGAGCTTCCGAGGGGAGCGCCATCAGGGCGTGGGTGATCTCGTCCCGGATCAGGCAGTTGCCCCATTCGGTGAGCAGAGGCCGCACCAGCTCAAGCTGCTCGAAGGACGACTTGCGCATCTGCGCTTTGGTGAGCAGCACCGCGTTGCGGGACCAGTCGACCCACAGCCGCATGCCGTAGTTGTCCAACTTTTCTTCGTTGCCGGTGAGCGGCCCCGTCGAGACGCCCGGCCCGCGGAGCGCGCCGATCATCGGGATCGACAGGATGTCGCCGCCCGACTTCAGCTCGTTGGTGACCTGGATGATCGCCGAGGGGCTCTCGCCCATGTACGGCGAATAGAGGTTGCCGCGCCGCCATTCGCGCATCACGCGCGTGCGCCACTTGATCAGTTGATTGTGGATGTGGGTCGAGGTGACTGCCACGGCTCATTCCCTTCCTGGGACTGAGCGCGAGCGCCCTACTTTCTGCGTCGGGGAGGGGCTCGCGTCGCTGCTGCGAAGATCGCGGCATCCGAGCCGTCGTTGTCCGCGAGGTCGTCGTCGGCAACGCCAGACGCCCCCATGCGGCCAATCGAGGTCGGATTCCGCGGCGCTTGCGGCCTAGCGGTGAAACGCCCGTTCTCGTCACGCCCGCCAGGAGCTGCAGCGCGCGGTGCGCCGCCGGTCTGGCCCGAGAGATACTCGTCGATGACCCGTTGCTTGTAGGCTTCGAGATCTTCGCCGACCTCGCGGTCGCGTGAGGCACGCCTGAACCACTGCACCATCGTCTCGGCCGGAGAGCCCGAGTTCATGATCGTGAAGTAGGTCGTCGCGTCCTTGCCGTCCTTGACCTGCTCATACCAAGCATTCCACGCCTGGGCGAAGGTTTCGCCGTATTTGACGTTCGCCAGCGCAAAGTCGTGGTTGAGCGCCATCTGCTGGATTTGCTGTTCCAACGGTGCGGCGATCTCGCGCCGCAGGTCGTTGATCGTCCCGTCAGGGTCCGAAAACAGCCGTTCGGAGAGGGCAGGCTTCTGCTCGCGTGCTTTCGCATCGCGCTCCTGCTGCTCATACCGGGAGGCGCGCGATTCTGCGCCCTGGCGCTTCTCGCGCTCGTCCAGCAAGGCCTTGAGCAGCCCCGAGGTCGAGCGGTCGCCATCGTACCCATCCGAGGGAGGGGTTGCAGGCGGCGGCTCGCGAGAGGGGCGCTGGTCTTGATCACCGCGGTCGAGGCCGCGGATCGCATCGGAGACGGCATCGTTCAGACGGTCGGGAGCGATGGGAGCTTCAGTCTCTTCCGGTCGCCCGGAATCCTCGAAGATCTGGCGCTCGATTCCGCCTGACATGGGCAATATCCCTGCTTGGGCCTGTCACGTCGGCCCGGCCACGAAGCGCCCATCACAGTCGGCGGCACTGGCGAGCGCGGTCCTACAGCCGGCTCCGACGCCCAACACGCGGCGAAGGTTTTCCTTATCGCTCTTTTTTGGGCCATGCGTCTAGACGCATTAACGTAGCGTCATGAGGATCTGGCGCGACCACTCCCTGACCATCGTCATGGCCACGGCCGGCGCTGTGCTCACCGCCGGGGCCTTTCTCATCGAGGAGGGGAGGGCGTTCGACCTCGTCCTGGGGCTCGGCCAGGGGACGCTTACAACCGCGGCGTTGTTCTTTCTGTCGCAGTGGTTTCGGGAGAAGGCGAAGCCGGAGGATTAGCGGATCACCTAGTCGGCATCGAAGTCGCTGTCGCTGGTGGCGATGCCGCCGGCTGCGGTGGGACGACGCTTCTCGTGCCAGGGTTTGAAGGCGGTGAGCCAGCGCATCGGGTAGTCGCCCCAGTCGCCCGTGAAGGTGACGGCGCGGTCGTCGATAGTGATGAACGCTGGCGGCCGGGTCCGGGAGTAGATCAGCCGGTTGCGGTCGGGAATGTTGTGCTTGTCCATCCAGGCGATGATCGCTTCAGCGCCGCCGGCGTTGATCCGCGACGACACAATGATGACCGTGAAATGCTCAAGCGCCTGGGGGAGCCACTCTGCGAAGCCCTCGGTCGGCGGGTCGTAGATCGTCCCATCCGCCCAGCCCTTGGAATAGCGATGGATGACGCCGTCGAAGTCCAACGCCAGGATCGGTTTGTTAGGCATCGCCGACCCGCTTGCCGTCGTACACCGCCCGCTTGATGAACATAAAGCTCATCTGGAGATGGGTGATCGCCAGCGCCCGCCAGCGCTCGTCGACGCCAGGGAATCCCCGAAAGGCGGCGAGCATCGCGTCCTCGCCCTTCATCAGCTCATCGCGAATCCGGTCGCGCTCGTCGAGCTTCGCGGCCTTGGGCATCTCGGTCATGGGTGGCTCCTGTCAGGCGCGGGACGCGGTTTGTGTCGCTAGGAGCCGAGCTACCGCGCCCCGCCCCGACCGCCGGTTGCGGGCGGAGGCCTCGGCGGCGGTTTCGTAAGCATGCCCGGCGGGGCCTGCTGGATCGTCGCGACCTCCTCCAGGGTCTTGGCGGTCTGAGCCTGCTTGAGCCCGATGTCGGCCTGCGACTGATCGTGCGAGGCCCAGCCCTGGAGCAGCGTGGAATCCGCCTTGGCGTCCAGCTCGCGCGCCTTGGCCCGATTGACCTCGAACAAGCCGGGTTCCGGCGGCTCTGGCGCTTGTGGCTGCTCGATCTTGGGCAAATGCGCCCCGACGTTGATCTTGTGATCGATCTCGCGCGCCTTCGCGGAATCGAGGTTGGCCTTCGCAAGGTCGGCCGGCGTGTCGACCTGCGTCGGCGGCCCGCGCTGGGCATCGATGACCTCGGCCTGCGCCTTCGCCTGATTGAGCGTCGCTTTCGACTGGAGATCGCCGATCTGCGCCTGGAGCAGCCCGAGCTGGAGCTGCATGGCCATCTGATCCATCGGCTTGGGCTGCTGCGCGACCGCGATCTGCTGCATGATACGCTGTTTCGTCGAGGACGGCAGCGGCGACAGCTCGATGAACATCTCGGGCGGCACCTGGGCCCCGCCCTTGCCGAGCGCCACGAGCGTATCGAACGTGTCGGCCATCGAGGTCACGTAATCGTTGCCCTCGTCGATGACGATATCCACGTCGAGCGCCGCAAGCTGGTTCAGGACCTGAACCTGCCCGGTGACCGGATCCTTCTCCCAACCGTTAATCTCGACGAACTGCGACAGGTTCTCGTCGTCGGTGACGCGGATCCACCTGGGCGCTTCCCACACCTGCTGACAGGTGTTCCACGTCTTGCGATAGACCCGCAGTTTCCACTGCTTGTAGGCCGTCATGAACGTGCCCAGCTCCGCAATGCCGGCGGCCTGCAGGAGCTGGATGGCACGCCCGGAATCGGCCGGGATGTCGGTGCCGATTAGGCCCGGATTCGGCCCATAGGTATCGATTTCTGCCTTCGCCTCGGCGAGCATCTGGAGGTTGCCCTCGACCACGGCCTTGGCCGCAGCGTCCTCGGGAATGATCTCCTTGCCGGGGTTCTTGACGACCCAGCCGTCAGCCCTGGCGTACTCGCGCCGGGCCAGCTCGACGTCCTCGACCGCACCCTCGTCGGCGATCACCTTGCGGGACGAGATCTGATGGAGCGCCTTC